ATCACACAACAACACTTTCACTATCACACACCACCTTTTCACACACAATCACACACACACACCACTCCACACTCACAACCAACTTTTTTACCACCACTCCACACTACCTCTCATCTCCTCTCACTTCAGTTAAATTTAATATTTCTTATGTGTAAATAAAAAATTAAAGAAATTTAAGCCTAAAATGCTTTCACATTAGGCTTAAATTTCTTTTTAAATTAATTTTTCTTCATTCTCTTTATTGTAAACATCCTGTCTGAACCATTTCGAAATCTTCATCGTCAAAAATCCAATCATTTTTAAATCCATCAAACCATTCTATAACACTATAAAAAGTTGTAATATAACCATCTTTACTTCCACCATATCCTACAATTGATTTATAAGGTCTATTCAATTTATTAGGATCCTTTATTTCATCTTCTGTAATAATATCATTACAGTAAGCATCTTTTTCAGCTTTTGAAAAAGCATACTTTCTTGCTTCTTCAAAATCATCAAATACACCTAAAAATTCTGCTGATAATTGTTTTCTATAATTATACCAATGAATTACTGCAAATTTGAACATGTTTATGTAATTCTTCTTTTTCATCTAAAATTCAATTTTTTATGTTGTAATTTCAAAACAAGTATGTTGTAATTTCCATAACACTTTCAAAAACAAATATATGTTGTAATTTCCATAACACTTTCAAAAACAAATATATGTTGTAATTTCCATAACACTTTCAAAAACAAATATATGTTGTAATTTCCATAACACTTTCAAAAACAAATATATGTTGTAATTTCTATAACACTTTCAAAAACAAATATATAATTTTGAACGCGGCGCCCTGGAAATCGAACGCAGTGAGATGAGCGAACTTGAACAGTTGTAAATATTTCAAAAATAATATCTTTACACATCATAAATAATGTTTATATTTTTCATTAGGAAATTTATATATGTATTACCTGATACCCTCCTTACACAGTTAATATATATATTACCAGATAGTTTACTTTCAAATATATTATCTTTATTACCAGATGATTTACTTCGTACAATTTTATTACGCTTATCTCAAACAACACTCTCACAATTAATATCTATTCTACCACCCACTACACTTGTAAAATGTATATATATATTACAACCATCGACATTCTTTAAACTCATTTCCTTATTACCAGAAGATACTCTCTCAAAAATGATAAATTCCTTTTTTCAATCACTTAATATCGACATCTCAAAATACCTTTAATATTTATATCTACAAATAAATCAACCCATTAATTTACTTATTAGCAAATTAATAGGTTAAATTATTTTTTTATTCTTTTTTATACTATAACATTCCACTTAATAACATGTACTGAACTAACAACACTTAATAACAAAATTGATATATAATACAAATTATTCATTTTTACAAATAATAATTATATTAACATTATTCGAATTTTATTTTTACCTTAAATAATTTAACCCATTAACTTATTGAATAAGTTAATGAGTTAAATTATTTTTTATTTATTTATCAAATTTCTCAAATTATCAATAGTTTTTTGTGCATTTTCTTAAATTTATTTGTAAATAAATTATATCCATACAGTACCATATGTAGGAAATCCAGGTGTAAGTGGACCATCAAATGCATCACACTTTATAGATGCAACAATTCCATTAACAGGCGCATTTAAATAAGATAATGTTGTTGTATATGCAGTTAATGGTGAAATTCTTAAAGATCCTGTAAATAAAAACTGAGTATCAGATGATATCGTATCACTCATACGGCAACTACCACCGCCTGGTATAGTTGTAGTTGGTGGACCTCCCACAGTCAATACTGGAATAGCAAGTGGTGAAAGCATTCTCCAAAATACCTGAGTCTCATCCAAACAAATGTTAGTTGCGTACAATTTACAAAACCATACACCATCTTCCCATCCATAAGAACCATATTTGCAACCAGCAACTCCAGAACATGAAGTCTTACAAAATGTTGCTGCACTATTTATTGCTTCTACATCCGCCTGTGTTACATCCAGTTTATAAGAAAATCCACCATTCAAATTACCATCAATATCAAGATCTGCAAGTGGAATATTTCCAATCCAACTAGGAGTCGCTGATGTAGGAGCTACTGATCCCAAAAAATATATCGATTTTTGAGCACCAGAACAAAAACGTCCATATTTTACACGAGAAACACCAGCACCTGTCGTCGTAGTTAAACCATCACCATTTACAATGTTGCCTGACCAAGCAACTGATGATAAAGATAAAATATCAGGAACATGATACGCATTTCCAATCGGATTTGATGCTAACATGTCACTATCACAATAAGATGTTCCACAAATTCTTGGTGGTTTTGGTGGTTTTGGAAGCTTTACACCTCCACCTACCTTACCCTTATTATTCCCAGGTTGTACATTACCTGCACCTACACCATTGCCACCACCTTTACCTTTACCACTGTTTTTAGCACCACGACGGTCTAAATGATTAGAAACATTGTCACTCGTTTTACATTTACAACTTGCTAGTAATAACATACAGTTAAACAAAAATAAAATTCTCATTTTTACAATTGATTTTGAAATCTGTGTTATTTGTTATTATATTTTTATTATTCAATTTTATTTTATTAATCATATATTAATCATTATGAATTTAGATTTTAAAACACATTCTTTAGATAATACACCCTATTTTTCATTAAATAATTTTAATACTTTTGCCAGATTAGTAGATTTACATGACGGAGATACACTCACATGTATTCTTCCTTTATTTAATAATTATTATAAATTTAAAATAAGATTAAATGGTATTGATACTTGCGAAATAACAAGTGAAAATAATGAATTAAAACATAAAGCACTCCTCGCAAGACTAAAAGTATTACAACTCTTATGTAGTAAATGCAATTTAGATCTAAATTGTTCAAAAAAAGATATTCAACAATTTCTATCACAAAATGTATATCTTGTGTGGCTTAAATGTTATGATTTTGATAAATATGGTAGACTTTTAGCTGATATTTACACATCACCAAATGATACATATTCCATTTCAACCATACTAATAGAATCTCATCTTGCATATTCCTACACTGGTAAAACTAAATTAAATGATGATGAACAACTCAACATATAAATATAAAATAAACAAATTCATTTTAACATCAAATAACATTATCAGTTAAAATAAATAATATATATTATTTTAATCATATTAACCAGAAACTACTGTAGTTTCTGGTTAAACTTTTTTTTTTGTTTTTTTACTATTCTAGATTTTTGATCTTAAATTTTAGATAATTAATATTTTTTCTATCTCAGTTCTTGTCTTATAATGTCCGAATTAAATTGGATTCATTACAACATCATAAAACTCAACTGTATTATTAAAAGATGTAGTACATTTACAACTCGCTGGGCAATTATATGTTTTTGTCCGTCTTGCAATTTCATCACATTTTAAACAACTCTCTTTTGCAGATGACACGTATCCACTCTTACATTCGTCACCTGTTATTGCAAAACCATTCTTTATTGCCCAATTAACACCTGTATTCATCATTTTCTTATAAGCTCTCACATATACTGTATCCCACGATGAAGTACTAGTCTTAAATTTATTCATACTATTACCTATACTTATATTATCAGCTGTTTTTTCTAATTTACCTTGGCATGCTTGACCCAAATAAGCATCATTTATGCTATAATTCCATTGTTTTGACATAAATTTATCGTCATACCATGTGACATCTTCTGTAGGTAATCCTAAATCAGTTATTAATGCAAGAGGATCTAGTACTCCACCAATAGGTATAACCTCTGAAATAAATATTTCATCTGCATGTTTCCTCAATTGTTTACTAGTAAATTTACACATCTCCTGTAAACGTGTAAATTCAACTGTATCGAATTGTAATCTAGTACTTTTCACAGGTGGAATATTTATTCTAACAGTCGGTGTACACACATCCTTATAATATTTATTCGACCATTTATACATTAACAAATCTTTACAAGGCTCTACACGAGGGTCACAATTTTTACCATTCGTCTTTAAACATCCTGTTGTATCAAGCAAAGAATGAGAACCTAATAATGCTGTCATTTCCTCAATTGTTAAATTTCTTTTTCTAGCAAAATTTGCAAAACCTACTGTATCCAAATTAGCTGCAGCCAAAGACTTTCCAGGATTTGGAATTATATTATCTAATCTTCCAACTCTGAAAGGTAATTCCTTATCTTCCTTTATAATTGTCGGCCCACCATGAAATTCCGTTGCCACTGCACCACAAACAGCCAATATATCTGCAACAGAACTATCATACAATTGCGCTAATGCCAACACATTCTTTGATAATAAATAAGAAAAACTATCGTAATTATTTTCTGGTCTACGTAATTCATCTTGCGTTAAAATTAATGATCCGTCTGCACCACCATAACCTTCTGAAATACTTAAAGAATCATGTGCCGCCGCCCTTATATAAAAATTACAAAGTCTCTTATCAAATCTACATGTAGCCCTACAACCCATAATCACACTCTGCCAATCTACCTTTGATGGATTGTAATCAGATACTTTTGGTTTCCATTTCGGAAGTTTTACAATAATCGTCGCTTCACCTTTTATTTTTATTGCATATTTTAATTTTTTTACTTTTGCATTCACATTCACTTTAAATTTATCAAACCCATCTTGACCAACAACATAATCTAACATATATGTATAAATAATAATCGCAATTAATTTATTAAAAATCATTTTTGATTGTTTCTTTCTTCTCTTTTATATTGTTTTTCTTTTATTTTTCAATTTTTATATTTAATTCATATTTATCTATTAAAATAAATATAAAATAAATAATTTAACTAATGTAATCACGATTTATGTAATAGCTTAATGACTTAACGACTTATGTTAATTATTATTTAATAGGACACCACTTTGATTGCCATGGATTTGAAACGCCACCCATTAAGACAATATCAGCTGGAAGAGGATAAAAAATTCTATAAAGATTTAATCCTAATGTCTTATTAAGCAATACTCTATCAAATTTTTCTGCATTTTTTATCGGTTTTGCAGCTGTATCACCTAACATAGGATTACTGTATTTCCAATTATTATATATAATACCATTTAATTTATTCACAATAAATGGTTGAGCTGTTGCCGCATTTCTACCTTTCCCACTATCAATTACACTAAATGCCCTCATCATATCATTATCTTCATGAATTAAATTATGACAATGAAACATATAATCACCCTTATGAGGACCATATCTTGCAATTACATAAACCGTGTCACCAGGACCAAGATAAAACACATCTTTTGATGATAAAAATTCATTCGTACGTAAACCATTACTGTTTATAGCAAATGGACTATTCGGATTAACTCTTCTTACCATATAAAAATCTACTAAATGAATATGTATTGGATGAAACCAACCACACCAGTTGAAATTCTCCATAATTCCCACGTATTTTGACCAACATCTGAAGCTGCAATTTTATTTGTATCCCAAGTCTCACCATTAATTGTCCAATGACCATTACTCCTTCCAAATACAAATTCACGATGAGCTTGACCATTATTTGCCATCGCAATAGCCGTTTGAATATTTGATGCTGATAATGTTTTATCAATTCCTCTAATAAGACCTGGGTTATCTTGTAAGTCATTAAAAACAGCATTCATACCAGTAATTACATTACCTATGTTTATTTTAGCAATAAGATGCGAATTACAGAAATAGGGCGTATCTCTCATCGTATTATCATCTTGATCATTCCAAAAATATAAAGTATTTGATTTATACCCCGTAAAATCACATACAAATTCATAACGTTCAGCTACACCTATTAATAAACCTTCTATAGGATATTGTACAGGTGAAGTTCTATATCCTCCATCTGTTGCAATGATTTTACAAATTTTTTGAGAAATATCATTCAAATTACTGTCTTTTATCTTTATTAACCATGGTCTCGATACAGCCGAATTAACTATACGAAATCTATTCCATTTGGGTTGTAAACTCATAACTGGAAACGGTACTCCATTTACAACATTTACATCACCATATAAACTTTTTTCATGAACACCCAATGGATCTGCATATAATTGACATTTATTATCTAATACTTTATCAGCTAACATCATATACTGTTCAGGTATATCCTCCAAATTCCAAGGTTCACCACAACCACCATGTTTCCTTTTTACAGAAGGAATATAAAATCCTGCCAAACCAAGATATGCATTATCCATTGTAATATGTAAAGCATGATCATGATACCATCCCGTGTTTGCTCTATTATTCGGATACACATAATCTTTTACCTCATTAAAACATGTTTCATCTTCTGCCCATCCATCGTATGGTGATAAACTTGCTGAACCATGATTATGAATACTTATAGGTCTTCCTGATCTACCATTATTTGGTAAACATGGATCAAATGACCCCTTAAAAAAACCATTTACAGTGTCCATTGAATTTTTAAATCTTACAATTGCTTCATGTCCAACTGGGATAGTAATTGTAGGTCCAGGAATACTTCCATTATAACTTAAAAACCACGTCGCAGGTAAATTTTTACAACCAGGAATTGTTTTATCAAACACACGTTTTTGAATAGGTTTCACATCAATTTGAAATGATCTAATACAATGTCCATCACTACGACATGTAGTATCCTTTACCTGTGCAGAAGGTGGATTTACAAAAGGCTCCGAAAATGGATTTATAGTAAATGGTGAACTTGGCCATCCATTCACTAATACTGACTTACCATTTGTATTACAAATATCACCTTTTACTAATTTTGATATAGGTGCAAAAGGAATGGGAATGGTCTCTGGATTATTACTTCCAGCACCTGCATAAATAGTATTCACTTTTAACAGAACAATAAATAACACGTTTAACATTTACTATTTACTAATATATATGCTTACAATTAAAATCTAATCTAAACGAAATTTCAATTTTTTATTATTAAATTATTAAAATAAGATAACCATTTTTATTATTAAATTATTAAATAATATAATCAAAAAAATTATGCAATTTATTAAATCAACAATAATAGATTGATTTAATAAATTGCATAAAATAATAACTTCTTTAATATAATAATAACTCTTTTAATACAATACTACAAAAGACATTTATTTTGTGGATTTATAGGCATTGTACATAATCCACCCAAACATACTTCCCCATCCGTAAAAATACCATTTGTATCACATACTGTACCATTAGCTGCAAGCGTACACCCAGTATTGAATCCTAATTCATCGAAAGCCTCCACATAAGGAGTACATACACCTGAAATACATACTGATGAAAATATGGCTCCTAATGTTGAACAATCTAAACCATTAATATTATTTACTACTTTTATAGGATTTTTTGTTATATCATACGTTTTACATGTAGCTAACTTTGTTTTTGGAACTTTTAAAGTTGTATTACAATTTCCATAATAACATACACCAGCCTTCCCAGCCTTGTTTTTACATCCACCAAAATTCGCATATTGACAACCCATAAATGGATTACATACAGTACATGGAGGACACACTGTACACGCTGGTTCGTGTACTCCACGTCTTGCATTACTTACACTTCCGAATAACAAAGTTACAGTCAATAATAACAAATAAAACATTTTCATTCTCTTCTTTCTTGTTTCTTCTTTCTTTTTAATATCTTTATTACTAATCGAATTAGTAATAAAATAAATAAAATTCAATTTATAAATTTAACTCGGGTCCGGATAAATCATGATACTTATAGTTTATTGCTTATTAAATCACCAAACTAATTTTGTCTTTGCTTTTTATTTCGACGTTTTTCATTTTTTTCTAAAGTATCTTCCTGCTCATCATTGTCTTGTGTTTTTATTAAAAACATAATTTTATATTTTTCTTTCTTACTACTTGTTTCTTTCGGACTTTCAGACTCTGTTTTACTTTCAATATCATGTTCTGTCTCAGTTTCAAATCCGTGTACATGGCTTGTCCATGCCCGAACGGAGTAGGAATCCGTATGTGTCTCTGTCTCATTATGATGCTTTGAACGAATTATTCTTTTCACATCATTCTTTACATTTCCTCTTCTACAATCCACTTGGCTAAATAACATCGTAGCTAACACAGCTAATAATATATTCTTAATAATCTTCATTTTTCTTAATTGTTGTTTTTACTTTAAATAATATTTTCAATTATTTTTATTTACTAACGTGTTTCATAAATTTAACCTGAATTAACAATTACGATAATTCAGGTTAAATTTAATTCATTTACTTTATTCATTTATTTTCTTTACAATTCATCTAATAAATTAACATTTATAATTTCTGAAAATACATTTTCATTTTTCTTGTCACACCAATTACTCATTATCAATTTTGACATGTTGCTTTTACTATATACTCTCTTTTCAAGTTTTTCTTCAATACTATTTCTAATTTTTAATTTGTATATATTTACAGGTCTCGTTTGACCTATTCTATTCACCCTTTCACTCACTTGTAACATTTTACTATTGTTATACCAACTATCAACAAGTATTACATGATTCGCTGCTGTTAAATTAATCCCCTCTGCACTTGCCATCAAACTAATATAACAAATATTACATTCTGATTGTTCTTGAAAACGAATAATACTTTCATGTCTTTTTGTAATACTTATATCACCTGTCAATGTTATATAATTATCCTTATAACATAGTCGGGATCTCTTTATCAAATTTAACATTGTCACCCATTGACTTACTATTATCACCTTTTCATTCTTTTTTAATATACTATCTATTAATTCATTCACTTTTTTTATCTTTGACGATTGAAATACATTCATTTCATTATCATTATCATCAGAATCATTCTTTTTTTCTGAATGAATATTTATATTATTAATACTATTTATTTCTCTTCTACATATAGGACATGTCTCCTTATTTAATAATTTCCAACACTTTTTACAACATTTATGTCCACATGGATCCGCGATTTCATCAGCACTTTCATCATAACATATAGGACACTCTTCTTCTATCACTTTTTGAGTATTGTAAAATTTAAGCAATTGCACTGCTTCTTCCAATGATTTTGTATTTTTTATTCTTTCCATTTTTATATTTTGAAATGAATCACAACATTGACGAAGTCTTAATAATAATGTTAATATATTACTATTCATTAATGATTTTAATTTATTCCCATCCACTTTCATTCTTAATTTCATTTCTATTAGTTTCTTAATACGTATTTCAGAATATGTTCTTAAACCCTCATAAAATTCCCTTTCTATTTCTGAAAAATCGAGCATAATTTCTATATAGTCTTTTTTTGGAAGTTCAGACAATACATCTTTTTTTTTATACTGAATTGAATGCTTTTTTATTAATTCGTTTAGTTTTTTAACTGATTGAAAATCTTTATTATATTCCTTTTTCCATTCAGTTAAACTATCAAAATTTCCAAACATGAATTTAAAATAACTAAAATAATCACTACTATTATTGAAAAATGGTGTCGCTGTCAATATCCATTTGCATTTTGCTTGCAAATTCATTACTGCTTTACTTATTTTTGTTTTTGTATTTCTAATATAATGCGCCTCATCCAATATCACCGTATTATACTTCTTTCTTTGTAATATTATATCCTTCTCTAATATATTATAAGACGTTATTATTATATCAGCTTCACTCTTTTCTAATATATCATTCCTATTATTACCATGATACTCCATTATTTTTTCTTCTTTTATATCTGTATGAATTTTAAACTCCTTACTCCAATTTTTAATTAAACTTGCCGGACATACAATCAATACACTACTCTTCTTCATATTATCATCTTGTGATAACTTCTTTATCATTGTTAACGTCTTACCAACTCCTGCATCCGATAATACCATTCCTCCTCCATACTTTTCTTCATTCTTAATCAACCACTCCACTGTCTCTTTTTGATAATCTTTCAACTCCGTTTTAATATGAAACATCTTAAAACATTAATATTATCGTTTATTTTTAAAAAATATTTTCAATTTTTTTAAATTTCAAACCATAATACTTTTGTAAAATGAAATTGAATTAATTCTACTTATTATAGAATAAATTATAATAAATAATGAACACACAAGTTCGTGGTATTTTAAAACATTCAAATTTAAATTCAAATACTAATATTAATACTAATAATACTAACAGTTCAAATAATCAAAAAAAAGTAAATTTTACAAATGAAACGTTAAAATATATAGCAAGACTTGACGCAAAAACTCGACTTGCTAAATACAAACTCAATTTATATTAAAAGTATTTCTTGTAAAATAGATTTTTCGCCAAATAATTTTTTAATTAAATTTCATATAAATAATAGATACTTAAATGTATTTTATTTCCTATTAAATCACATGCAAAGTTACCGGCGCCCGGGAAGTCGAACGAAGTGAGACAAGCGCCACTAAAATTCAAATTTTTCTTTGTTTAACCATTTCTTCATACATTTAACCTGAATTAATATCATTATTAATTCAGGTTAAATTGTTTATATACATTTGATTTTAATTTTAAATGCTCTTTTTATTTATAATTAAAATTCAACTTTACTAGATTTTCTCAAAGACATGGTTATATCACTTTTAGATATATTTTTTACCAATATATTACTATTAAATTTTTTTATAATTTCTATACCATGTATACTTTCCCATATTAATTTTTCACCAACTAGTTTTTCTAAAAAAGTTGTATTCATATTTTTAAAACTTTGTGTTGCTTTTACAACACAAAAATTATCAATGCATTTTTTATTTTCATAATTAAAACAATACCATGATTTTATCATAAAATGATAGTTTTGTTTATTATCAAATACTATAATTTCAAAAAATACATCTTCACCATATTCAGTCACTATTTCATCAAACAAAAATTTTACTTGGTACTCTTTCTTATTAAATTCTATTGTTCTCTCTTTTATTACTGATAGATGTTTTTCTTTTTTCTCAACATATTTTGTTTTTATTTTTGTTCTCTTGTCTTTTAATGTTTTTATATCTAAAATTTTAATATCTATGTTCCCGACTGTACAAGAAATCTTGTCATCAGTAGAATTTTCAGAGTTCTTTATTGATATATTATTAAACAATAATGATAACTCTTTTTCAGTTTCTTGATAGTCATTGTCAATCATTTATACTATTAAATAAAAAATTACATTTTCATGTAAAATTCAATTTTTCCTTTGGATATCATATCACTTTTTTCGCTAAACCTCAATCATTTCTGCAAAACTTTATATCAAATCTTATAAAATATGCTGTTTAAAACATGTTTTATAAAATAAAATATATAATTGGCGCACACAATGAATTTAATTTAAAATTAATTTTATTTAATAATATAAGTACACAACTCAACAATGAATAATAATCATGTTTTTGATAATATGATTAAAATAGGTATTGTTTTCCCAAAAACAAATGTTAAATTACCTAAAAATTGGACTAAAATTACTCAATCTATTTATAATAATGAAGACAATTTTGCTATTTTAACAGGAAAAATAAATGATATTATTGTAATTGATTTAGACAAAAAAGAAGATGACTTTATCGCTTTAAAATGGATTGAAGAACATTTAGATACTCTACAAAACATTAATACACTTGTTACAAAAACAATCAATAACGGATATCATCTTTTTTTTAAATATACTAGTAAATTAAAAAATACTATTAATGCTGGTCAAAAAAATATTGATATATTAAGTACTAAAAAATGCTGTTATCAAGGTGTTGGTTACGATATTGTTTTTAACAAAGAAATAAGAGCATTAACAGGCAATGAAATTAAGTTATTATTACAATTAATTAAAAGTAAAAATATTAAAGAAAAAACACAAATAATTCATACACTATCTGATGATATTTTAATAAATAATAAATCATATGAAAAAGCCAATAAAATATTGAATCTACCCATTGATACAAATTGGACAATTATTAAAAATGATAATGGACATAAAGCTGTACCTAAATGTTTAGAATGTCTTATTAATCCATGTAAAAAACATTCACAAGAACAGCATTCTAGTTTATTTATAAACAGCGATTCTAGCGTCATAAAAAGCTGTTTTAGTTGTGGAAGCATTGTCATGGATAAAAGAAATTCTAAAAAAATTAATAATGTATTTAATATTATCCTTAATACACAAGAAAATACAGTCTACCAAGAATTAGTAAATGAATTCCTTATTGAATGTAAATTACACAATTATAAACGAGAAAAACACACTGGTATTATTTACAAAAAAGTAAAACCATACGCTTATGTTAAATATTTAGAACCCATGGATTTCTTAAATAGTATTCTTAGTGACGATCCTGCTTTTCATAGTAATGTCAATAATATGGATAATCTTATAAAATATATGAAACAATATGACCATATGGACTGCCCCTTTTTAGAATATGATAAACATTATTTAGGGTTTAGCAATGGTATATTTAATACGGTTACATGCGAATTTACTGATATTTCACCACATAATATCGTTGTTCGGAAATATTTTGATAAAGAATTTACTTATAGTTTAGATACACCACTTATGGATCAAGTTTTAAATTATCAATTTGATAATGATGTAAGAGATTTTATTTATGCATGTTTAGGAAGATTGTTTGAAATCCGTGATAATTATGGATTCATGTTATATTTATTAGGTGAAGCAGGCTGTGGAAAAAGCTTAATTATAGATATTTTATCTGAATGTTTTAATAATATAGGTTGTATTAATGAATCTTATGAAGTTAAATACGGTCTTGCATCGTTATATGATAAAGATATTATCGTCTGTGATGATTTACCTAAAAATATTTCAACAATCTTTCCACAACAAACTTTTCAAAGTTGCATCACCGGTGGTAAAGTATCAACCGCTGTTAAAAATAAAGATGCTATCACAATGGATTGGAAAGTTCCCATGTTATGGGCTGGTAATTGGTTACCAGATTATCTAGATAAAGGTCAAGTATCACGACGATTATTAACAGCAAATTTTGAAAAAATTGTCAATAAACCAGATCCATCATTGAAAAAACAGATATTGGAAAATGAATTACCAGCGTTCATTTATAAATGTCTTTTATTTTATAAGAGAATGATTGAAAAAAATGATTTAGATATTTGGAACATTTGCCCAGAGTATTTCCTCGAACAAAAGGAAGAATTACGAATTGAAAGAAACCCTTTATATAAATTCTTATTAGAAAATACAAGATATAAAAAAGATAATGTTGTTTTGTTAAATGATATAAAATCACAGTTTAGTGATTGGATTGGTAAAAAGATACATAAATTAGATTCTGGAACTTTTTATCAAGTAAATTCAGAATATATTCTTGAAAAACGGAATATATGTAAACATTGTCATAATCAATTTAAAAAAGGTTGTTGTGAAAATTACAATAATAAACAAAATACATCATCATATATAATAAGAAATTTAGAATTTATACATTAATTGTTTTTATGTTTAGTTTTTTAGTTTTTTAGTTTTTTAGTTTTTAGAAAACTATCAGAAAAAATAAAAAAAAAATTTAAAAATTCTTTGATAGTTTTCTAAAAACTAAAAAACTAAAAAACTAAAAAACTAAAATTAATAATATTCAAATACTGACAAACTGACAAACTCTTCCTCGAACAAAAAGAAGAATTACGAATTGAAAGAAATCCTCTTTATAAATTCTTATTGGAAAATACAAGATATAAAAAAGATAACATTATTACAATGGAAGAAATAAGAAGTTCTTTTGGTGAATGCATTGGAAAAAAGATACATAAATTGGATTCAGGAACGATTAAACAAGTTAATTCTGAATATGATATTGAAAGTAAAATGATTTGTAAAAATTGTAGCAATTAGCATAAATAAAATTAAATGGTTTTATTTTAATATTAATACGCTGGAATGTAATAAAATAAGTATCATAATGAATCAAATTAATTGCATAATAACTTAGAACTTAATATTATTCAAAAAATTTTCATTTAGAAAAACATACTAAAATAAATTTAAACGCAATATTGCGTTTAAATTGTAATAAAAAAGTACTTTTGCATAAAAATGAATAGAAAAATAAACATAAACATTAACATTTCATTTTTACTTTTTATTTACTAAATATAATGTTTATTACTTATTATGTTATCATCTAATTTAATACCTATTAATTGTAATTTACTACGCAAATTAAAAAGTATACAATCATATGGATTTCTATTAATAGTCTTAAAAGATACATTAGATATCATTGGATTTTCTGATAACATTAAATATATATTACAAGTTTCATCAAATGAAGAAATATATAATATAAAAAATGTATTAAATATTATACAATCAAAACAATCATTTATACAAAGTTTATCAACGTTGAATGAAGTAAAAGTTACAAATATTATACTTCAAATACAAAATAATGATTTTTATTCAACCATGTATACAAGTAATAATTATATTATTATACAATTAGAACCAAAAATGAATCTCGTTCATGACCCCGACTTAATTCGGGCTTCTACAAGACAGGATCAGGCCCAGGAGCATCTTATACAAAATTATCAATACTCTATTGATATTTTATCAGAAATGTATTCTCGTAATACAATAGACTACTATAACGATTTATTAAAACATATTGCAAAATTAACAGATTATGACAGAATTATATTATACCAATTTAGAGATGACTGGACAGGTAAAGTTATTTCAGAAACAAAAAAAAATGAAGAAATTTCCTCATTTTTAAATTATCATTTTCCGGAATCGGATATTCCTCAATATGTAAGAGGAGTTTTTCTTAAAAACAATAAACGTTATATTCAAAATATTAATGATAAAGGAAGTGTTATTATTTTTAATAATGAACATGATAGTGATATAATAATTGATGTTTCTATGTTAGATTTAAATAGTATCAGTGATACTCATAAAATGTACATGAGTTATTTAAATATAAATAGTTCATATAGTTGTGCATTAATTGTAAATAATAAATTATGGGGATTAGTAATATGTCATAATTTAAATGTTAAACCTATTTCAAAAATTAAACGATTAACATGTATAAAATTAGTAGAATCATTTAGTCATAAGTTAGAGTTGCAAATACAAAAAAAACAACAAAACTTTCATCAATATATATCTAATTTACATACCATGTCAAACTATTTTCATAATACTAATATATATGATTTAAAACAGAAATATAAATATATGATTTTATCATTACAACAATGTTTAGAAGCTGATTTTGTTATATCTAATTACAACACATCATACACTACTTTTAAAAATGATTCACTTTTATTACCAGAATCAAATATTACATATATATGTAAATTAATAAATGAAACAAAATTAAAACAAATGTTTATATCAAATCATTTAAAAAATGATTTATTTACATTTCAAAATTTTGATGATTGTTTTTTTCATAGTTTAATTTATATACAACTAAAAGAAAATATTTGGATTGCTTTTTTCAAAATTAAAAAGATTGAAAATATAATATGGGCCGGAAATCCAAAGGAACTTGTTATTAAAAACAATTTATTTTATCCACGAACTGAATTTACAACATTTAAATGTGAAACAAATACAACAGAAAAATGGAATATAGATTATGAAGATTTATCTAATATTTATGAATTATTACAAAATATCATGTACCGTATTAATGGCGATGATAATAAAAAATTTATATTAAAACATAATAATATTGAGGAAATACGCCAAAATTCATTAATTAATTTAGTACATGATTTAAGAGCACCTATATTTTCATTTATGGGTTTATTTGATATGTTAAATAATAATTTAATTGAAGATGATTTAAATAAAGATGAATTAAAATTATTAATACATGATGGTATAAAATTAACTCATAATCTTCGAGATTTAACAACAAATATGATAGAATTAACAAAAAACAATGTCGGATTTTCTACAATAAAATATAAACAATTTAATATAAGCGAACTATTATATGATATATATGACATATATAAATATACATTAAAATCAGATGTACAATTAACCATAAATATTGATCCATCTATACAAACAAATTTAATAGGTGATGATTTTAAAATAAAACAAATTGTAAGTAATTTAATTAGCAATGCATGTAAATATACCTATAAAGGTGAAATATCTATTATAGCTAATCAGTTGAATAAAATTGATAATACATATTGGATTGAACTTGTAATTAAAGACACAGGTATTGGTATATCAAAAGAAAAACAATGTCATATCTTTAAACAATTTCAACAATTAAATAATATCCAATATTACAGTAGTGGTTTAGGACTTTCTATTTGTTACAAACTTATAAATATTATCAATGGAACCATATCATTCGAATCTTTTATTAATAAAGGAACAACATTTACATGTATATTCCCATTACTATCTAATGAAAACATTTAACCCTGAAAATGTTCACAACATTTCAGGGTTAAATACATTTATTTAAACTTTTTCATTCGTATATTTAAACTTTCATTCGTATATTTTTATCTTTCACTTAATCCATTCATTTATAATTATAATGTGTATTTAAACAAAAATGTTATTTTTCATTTTAATCTTATTATAGTAAAATCAAAATTAACATAAAAAAAGCAACAAAAGATCCGAATCTAGAATTAGAAAACGTAGCATTTGACATTGATGTTAATGTTTTTTTGTCAGTATCGGTATTAGCAGTTAATGCAGTATAGATATTATCTGAATTAACTGATGCATTATTTGTAAATTCTTGAACAACTTGAACAATAATCATTTGACTCATAATTTGAGAAACTTTTAAACTACCACTCTTAATAATATATTTTAAATTAAATTTGATATTTATAGTACCTATGGCATTAGAAGTTTTAGAAGCATAACAATTTTCAGGTATTGAAAGCTGTGGAATACAGTCATTATTATAATTAACATTCAAATTAGAGCAATCAGTAATTGGATTACCAGTTTCATCAAGCATATCGACATTAATAGTAATGTCAATATATTGAACTTGGTCAGAAAAAGTAATTAAGAAAAAATCACTTGAATCAACTTTTTGGAAACTACCTATCATATTACTTGAGGCAGGCATAAGAGAAATCAAGTCACTAATATTATTAACAGTCTTACTTAATCCACATGATGAAGTTCCTAAAGGACTTCCATTAACTAGAACTCCAGAAAAAATAGTAAACATAAACAAAGTAATCATTACTTTCTTATAACTTTTGTTATTTACAATATTTTTAAAAAAAATTCAATTTTAAATTTGAATCTATCTATCTATCATCTAAATAAATTTAACCTGATTATAAAGATATTATCTTATAATCAGGTTAAATTTATTTTAAATTATTTTTATCTATTACTTACTCCATCCAGGATTCAACTTTACAATAAGTATATCATTTTCATCATCTTGTTGTTCAATTTTTTTAGTAAAGTATTTTATGTATTTTGTAAAAAAACTACTTTTTTTTTCATACGGAATTTTTATTTTTGATTTTACCTTAGAATCATATTTAATTGTATTAAAGTTTATAGAATTATAAATATAATGCATAGTTGTACGTCAAGTTAATTAAAATCATTTATAATTTATATTCAATTTTTATTGAATTCTTTTAGTTTTAAAAATATTATTACCATCATAATTAATATTATTGAATTGATTCTTATTAAATAAATTAATAAGATAAATACAAAAATCATTTACACAATAACTTAAAAATTTATTACTATCAACATTATTATCCTGATTATCATACAATATTAAAATTTCATATATAAAGTCATAATCTGATTCGTTATACATTTATTTATTAATAAATTAATTATCCAATATAAATTCAATTTAAATAATTTAATCAGATTAACAAGAGCATTTTCAAGTTAATCTGATTAAACTAATAAAAAAATAAAAACTAATTAAATAAAAATTTTTTTAATATTAATCACTACGACTAATTTTAACAAAAATATCTAAACGCTTACAATGACTTTCAGGAATAAATTCAATTGGAAATTTACATAATTCAACTACATATCTATCTACTAATTTAGAAAAAATATCATCCATAAATAATGGAAGAACTGAAAAATCCATTTCTTCAAAATCATCACACCATCTTATAGTTGAAAGTTGCATTTTTATAAAAAAATATATATTTCAAAAAAATTTCAATTTTTAAATACAAATACTAATATTATTTATTTATTATAATACAAAAAACTACATTATGCAAAAACAAATATCACAAATATTAATTGAAGCAATTGTTACTGGACAATTTGTTTTATATACTTATTTGATTCTTACTATACTTGTATTACCAAGTTTAAAAAATATAATTGATTTAACACATAGTAATCTAACTATTTTATTCCTTACAGGATTTTTTGTACATATTATATTTGAAATGGCAGGTATTAATGTATGGTATGTAAAAAATTATACTCGTATCTTACAAACAATCGAAAGTGATATTAAAAAATAAGTATATATGTTATGTGTCTAAAAAATAAAAAAAAAATCATTTAAATTACTAATATTAATAATAATATGTATCTTATTAAGATTTTTATATATTTTAGTTTATCCGTTTCTCATATATTAGGACATATCTTTATGAATTTTCCACCATCTCGTAAAAATAAATATAGTGATTATTATATTATCAATAATCTTGTAGATTATAATATAATGGCACCATTAAATACAAATGGATACACATTTCCGTGTAAAGGATTCCCTGTTGGTCCACCTACTCAAACATTTAATTCAAATATTATAACAGTTACTTTAGAAGGTTCTGCTATTCACGGGGGAGGACATTGTCAATTTGGTATTTCATATGATGATACACATTTTCTTGTTTTAAAAACTGTGATTAGAAATTGTTTACTCGATACAATGACTTATCAATTTACACTTCCTTTAAATACACCATCAGGAAATTTGACTTTATTTTGGACATGGGTCAATGCTATCGGTAATAGAGAATATTATATGGAATGCGCTGATATACAAGTTAATAACAATAACGACGATGCAAATAACGTTCGTCTCTATGGAAAAGAACTTATTATTGTAGATTTACCAGGATACACTTATCTTCCTGAATTTCCAAATATTGATATGTACGATGGACGTGAATTATTTATAAATGCAAAATCATATTATATTACTCTATCTAATATACCACCTTCACATTCTGATAGTGATCCATCACCTTCTTCTTCACAATCTGACACTAATCAACAGCCTTCACAATCTTCTTCACAATCTGATACAGATCCATTATCTGACACTAATCCACCACCTGTTATGTCTATTCAACAAAAATGTAATATAACAGGTTATATGCGTTGTAATGGAAAAAATTTTGATACATGTGTTTATGGTTCATGGTTAATAAGAGAATGTGCACCTGGAACTAAATGTAAAGAAATAATAAATGGAAAAATTATTTGTGACTTTGTTTAAAAATTTAAATTAATAACGTATTCAATATTAAAATAATTATTCAATATTATTCATCTAATATAATAATTTAATCATAATTATCAACTATATTTAATATATAATTATCGATTGCTTTCATAAGTTGAAATTCAGGATATTCAATATACATTGTTATCATATCTACTAATTTTTCATTTAATTTTAAACAACTTAAATAACGTTTATATCTATAAATTGTTTTATTTTCACATTCTTTACTATAATCAAAATAATCCATTTTTGCACCAGATACTAATAATTTATATTCATCTTCACCATTATATGTATTAACACTCGTTGTAAATGATTCAATTAATTCATCAAATAATTCATCATCTGATGTTTGTGATGAATCAGCAGAATTTTCTAAATTTAAATTATTAAATTCTTTAATAAAATTATTCGTATTTATATCCATTTAATTATATTTAAGGTCTTTCATTTTTCTTAAATATAATTTATATTTCAATTTATTTTTCATTATTTTACTCCAATGTACTGGTAACCTAAATATTATTTTCCAAGACTTTGGTACCTAAATACTTATTTTAGGTATAGGTCCTAAATTCGATCTTGTTTTAGGAATAGGTCCTAAATTCGATCTTGTTTTAGACATAGGTCCTAAATTTGATCTTGTTTTAGGCCTTTCTAGGCGTAGGATTATTTTTTTGTATATACTTTGGTCTTATTTACCTCGTGTAACCATGTATAATAATCTTACTTGTGCCTCAGCCTTTTTTTTACTTGTACATTTTGCATAAATGTGTCCAGTATCAGCATTTTTTACTTGCCAACAATTTATATTTCTAACTTTTCTTATAACAAATGGCATTACTTTAATATAAGAAAATGAATATAATTTTAAAAAATAAATAATATTTAACAACAACAAATTCAACTTTTTTTTGGTTTTTTATATTTTTATATTATGTCTAGATTGATCCAAGGGAATTTATTAATGCTTTAATTTCACGCTCCAAAATTAATCTACTTTTATTTGCTTTTAAATCTTTTAATATAACATATAATGCTGATAACACATGAACTTTATCACAATCACAAATGGCAGGAGGTGTTGGCGGTGTTGTTGGCGTAGGTACAACTACAACAGGTATTGTAGAAGAAGGAGTATCAGGTGTTGTCCCTGAAATTGTAGGTAACACATTTTGTACAAATTTACCTAGAATATTTCCAGGCGGAGATGTATTAAATACTACATCTACTGTTTGTGTATTAGCATCAAATGAAAATCCCATACCAAATGTTGTACTTGCCAACCATACTAAACATGTAAAATGTCCAGTACCTGAAGAAAATCCTGGATTTTTAAAATCATATAAGGAAATTTCATTATACCATAAATCAACTGCCTTCTTTAATAATGTCAACATATCTACACCATATCCCTGAAAATATGCTAAATTCTCTCCATATAATTGTGTACCACTATGTTGAAATAAATTGTTTTTTAATAAATAATTTGCCCAATTCTGAGAAAAAGTTGCGATCGTTCCATCCCATTTTAATGGTGGAGCCTGATTTAATTGTCTATAATTATTTATATAACTTGTTATTTCCGTAATAATTGTATTATCCGTTATTACTGGCTGAGATACTGTCGCCGCTCTTAACAAAACTGTTTTACTCATAGTTACGTTTTTTTCTTAACGTACTACATATTCTTTTTATTTTTTATTTAAAAATCAACCGAAATTAATTATTAATTCCTTGGGCCTTTAAGATTAACTTTTTTATTTGTTCTATAATTACATCCTTTGGTTTATCCATCATAACATCACCCAATAACATATACAAACTTTGTATATTATTTATTTTCTCAATTTCATTAGGTACACACGGATACTGCGGTTGTTGAAACCCATTTTGCGTTCGTAAACTAATATTTTCTAATTTATTGAATAAAGAATCTAATTTAGTTTCTCAATGTTTATCAACTGTTTGTAAAATAAAATTTTTAGTTTGTTCAGCTGTTAATTGTTGTCTTACACTAGCTAATTCACTTGCTTTAATAGCATCTTGTGTTGCACCAGCCGTAGTAAGAACTGTTTCTTTAATTTCACAGCAACATTCTGCTAATTTATTAGCAATATCAGCAGCATTCGTTGAAGCTTGGAGTTGACTAGCAGCAAAGTTTTGAGCAGCTTGAAGAGCAAGAGCATCTTTTGTTTTTAATAATTCAATTTGAGAGTTGGCATAATTTTGAGCAGCTTGCATTCCTAATGCTTCCTTATTCTTAGCAGCTTCAATTTGAATGTTAGCATAGTTTTGAGCAGCTTGAACTTCAATTTGATTTTTTGCACGTTGAACCTCGTTTTCTACACGACTAATATCATGAGTTAAATATCTGGTTTGTAATGCAACTTGTTCAAAATAATCTCTTTTAAAATCACCCATACGACGTTCTGCATGTAAATGATGATGATCAATTTCTCTTTGTAAAAATGATGTATTGTTTGCAGCTTGTTTTTCAATGCTACCAACACCCATAGCAATTTCACGTTGAGTATCCTTACCAATCAAAGCATCTGCATAAAAACCAGCATTTATTGATCCTTTAAGATCACTACTTGATCTCTCAATACGATCTGCATTATTGAAAAATTGTGCATCAGTTGATGCTTTTAAATTTGCAACATCACCAGCTAAATGATTTCCAACATTTAATACCCTATCAGTTAAAATATTTTCTACACCCCCAAGTTCTTTAATATTTTGATATCCAGTAGCTTTAACGTTTTCATTTATTAATGCACTTGTTGTATAAACATCCTTGTCAATGGCTGCTAAATTATTCTTTAAATCATTTGTTTGCAAATATTGAGAATTTAAAATATCACCTTTTGTAGTGGAAAAACGATCTTCCATATTATTTTGTAAAGCTCCTATTTTATCTTTAATAGTAATAGTTGTATCAAATTGACCTTTTAATAATTCACCTTGAACATCACTCACCATATTATTTGTAAATCTAGATGTATCATTTACAGTTCCTTTAAGTTCACCTGTCATTGTAGCATGACCAGTTAAGACATCTCTATTAACCGTTGTAATAGCTGAATCTGTAAAACGAGCTGTATCATTAATAGATTTCTTTAATGAATCTGTCTGCCCTGCGAGTGATTGTTGTTGTAATAACTGAGATGATAAAACATCTCTATCAGTAGTATTAATTGCGTTTAATAAATTACTAGTATCGAATGGTGTTGCCATATTAAGTTAAGTACTTATGTACTAATATACATAAACAAAAAAAAATTTGAAATTAATTAAATTAATTAAATCGTTAATAATGTTTAATTAAATTAATTAATTTAATTTTGTTGACACAGATTAGTACTTTAGTACTTATGTCATCAATGTCTGTTCAAGAAATTATTGCCCAATTTCAAAGTATTATAAATCCATCAACTGATGATATACGAATAATGGCAAAAAAATTACAAGATCTTAAAAATATTAATAATAATGAAAATACAAAAATAATTATGGACGTTATAAAACCAACTATTAATACAAAACCACAACAAGAAAACTTACTAGAATTTACAACAAGTAATTCTATTCCTTTTACGGAAACATCTCAACAGAATCCTGATCTAGAAATCTGTTGTAATTCAATAACCACTGGTGATTTTGAAATTAATTTTACATCCGGTAATTCTATTACAAATGGTGATTTAGAAATTAATTTTACATCTGGTAATTGTATCACAAATGGTGATTTAGAAATTAATTTTACTTCTGGTAATATAGGAAATACAACGTGTAATTATATCACAACAGGTGATCTTGAAATTCTTTTTACATCCGGAAATATAGGAATCACATCACACCATTCATCAGATAATAGTTCAGATAGTAGTTCAGATAGTAGTTCTGATAGTGGTTCTGATAGTGGTAGTTGCAAACGAAAATCACCTTATTTTAAAAATAAACACTTTTTAATCTAATAACTTTAATTAATTAATAATAAGAATTTGTTTCATTTAAATTTATTATTAATTACTTTACAAAACGTTGCATTTTAGAGTTTATAAATTTTGAAATAGTATCCATATCAGATGAAAATCCAATTGGATTATGTTTATTTTTATAAATTAAATATAAAAGTCCAGATACATAAACAAAATAAATGGTTGTTAAGGTCCAAGCCCAAACATCACACTTACCTAGTTCAACACAATTAATTTCATATGCGGCGATAATAAATGATATGACAATTAATAGAGCCATATAATAGCTATTTGGCATATATATTACTGTGAAAACTGCTAATATAAATCCTAATAAAAGAGTAATACACGCAGTTAAAGAAATATTATAATTTCCGAATTTAATCATATAGATTGAATCATTGTTTTTATAAATAGATATAAATGACATTTGTTATTTATTATTGTAGTTCAATAAAATTAAATTTAGAATTAATTAATTAATTAGTAATTTCATATGCAGGTGGTAATGTACAATTAATTTCATCATCATTTAATTCTTCTGTTGATTGGTATTTTGGTAATAGTATAATATCATTTTCATTTATACCGTTTGGATTTGTATTATTGTCTTCTTCAATTGTAATATTACTTTCATAACTACAAAACTTTATGATTTTACTCAATCCAATAAAAATATATGGTGATACATACATAAATAATGATAAATATAGAAAAACAAAAAAACCTGAGGTATTATTAACATTACAATAATCAGGCGGATTTACATTAGAACAATTATCACTCTCATCAGATTGGTCAATTATCATTTATTTACAGTCTTGAAATTAAATAATTATTTTTAACTATGTTTATTTTAATACTATTTTATTTATACAACATTAATTCAATTTTCATTATTAATTTTATGTGTTATTAGGTATTATTATTTTGTGTTTTTTGTTATATTTTACAAAAACAGCCTTTTTTTTATCCAAACATGTAACACAATATACATACATACCATTATTAGGATTTTCACATTCTGCGCAATGTCCAACACAATCAGAACAAAAAATTCCATCATCTGTACAAAAAAAAGAGCCAGGATTATTTTTTAAAAACTCATCAATATCTGTTTTTTCAACATCTCTAGAATACAGTGTATCACAACAATTTTCACAATGAATAGTTTCTATAATAAACATTTTAAATTAAAAAAATATTTTAAAATTCAACTTTTTTAATTTATTTTAATTATTAAGATAAATTAATTAAGAATTATGTCTACAAAATCAGTTCCTAATGATAAAAAGTTATACAACTATGTAAAATCACTTGCTAATAAAAAATTTAAATCACCGACAGGGGTTTACAGATCGAGTTGGATTGTTAGAAAATATAAAAGTTTAGGTGGTAAATACAAATCTAATAATAAAAAATATTCTAGTGGATTGAAAAGATGGTATAAAGAAAAATGGATTGATTTAAATAGACCTATTAAAAAAAATGGAAAAATAATAGGATATCATCCTTGTGGTAGATCAGAAATTCGAAGTAACTCACGATCCAGACTCCGTTCGGGCCTGGGCAAGCCAGGATCACCATCAAAATATCCATTATGTCGTCCCAGTAAACACATTTCATCAAAAACACCAAAAACCTATCATGAAATTTCAAAAAAATCACTAAATAAAGCAAAACATGATAAAAAGAATTACCATCGTATTCAATTTGGGAAAGGTCAGCATTTTTCACAATATTACGGTAAACGTAGTAAAGTCATGGTAAAAGTTCCTGAAAATGTTAAAAAAGTAGCATTGTACTCTTTTAAATTAAAAAAAATGGGTTTTAAAGGTGGTATAGAAACAGGATGGAAAAGGGCAAAACAATTATCTACTCAATCTGAAATTTCTATTCAAGATTTAAAATATATGAGATCATGGTTTGCAAGACATATATATGCAAGTTATCCAAGTTATAAATTATGGAAAAAAGCAGGACGCCCAAAAACTCATGAATGGCATAATAGACATGGAATTATATCGTGGATGATCTGGGGTAGTACACCTGCATTTAAATGGGTAAATTCTAAAAAAAATATAGCTTTATTAAACAAGTATTATCCTGGTAAAAATTACAAACCTATAAAACTTCCAAATAAATAAACGCAATATTGCGTTTAATATCCATAAATACCTCTTTTTTCAATATCATCTGCAAAAATGAAAATATTACCTACAAAGGCAGTGGGTTGCATATTATTATGCGCTTGACTATCACCTGTAGTATTTAAAGTAATTCCTGTAGTGGATGTACCTGTTGTTTGATTAAGATCAGCATTATCAGCTGCAGTGTCTTGTGTTGTTACAGTATGAACACTTTGATCGTTGGTATTATTTACATAACTATGTGAGTGTCCAGGATCATTTATTGTATGTGTATGGGATGGCATTTCGGCAATTGTCAATGTGTGTGTTTCAGAACCTATTAAAGTTCCTGCTGTTCTATTTGATAATCCACTTCCTTGACCAATACCACCTAATACTCTACTTCTACAATCTGGTATATTAAAATGTGTACTATTGGCACTACCATAAGTCGTACCAATAATACTAAATAATTCACTATAATCAGCTCTTAATAAACTTCTACCATCACAAACTAACCATCCTTGATGATCAGATAGCATATTTCATATCTCCAATTTGTGTAGGGTATAAACGTGTCCACGTATTAGTGGAATCATTGTATCATCTTAAAGATCCATAGCATTTTTCAACACGCTTTGATTTTGGCATAATGTAATATTACTTTATGTTATAGTTATACACAAGAAATAAATAAACGCGATTTCGCGTTTAATTTATAAAAATATCGCGCAACATAATGAACGCAATTTCGCGTTTTTTCTAGCACATTCCCCGTTTAATTTTTATTAAAATTCCTAAAGAATTCAATACATTCTAAGAAATAACTATAATAACTATTATCTTTTAATGTTAAAACAAATCTCGGTTCAGATTTTACATCTGAGTAAATAAAATCATATAAATCATATTTTTGATTATATTTTATGTCAAAAAGACTATATACTTTTAATGTATTTGTATTTATATCTACAATCCACATAGATGTATAATCATCTATGTTATTATATATATTAAATGGGTTTTTCCCCCAATTAAATTTAAAATCTTGAGAATATAATTTATATATTAATTTCTCAACTAATGTTGATAACTCTTCACGTTCCCAGCAAATTAATGTATTTATATCTTTGTATTTTAATAAATCTTTAACAATATCATTTAATTCATCTTTCTTATAACTACAAATCTTTATATTTAATGTTGTTGCTAAACGTTCAACTGTTTGATACGAATGATCTGATGTATCATTATTATAAGGATGCATTGCAATTATTTTTTCTGGAATATTTAAATTAGGAATCTTTTTATCTATAAAAAATTTAGGTAAATGATTACGTCTTACAACCCCCACATCTGATAAATTTATATTATTATATTTTGATTTTTCACCATGTCTTATAAATATAAACATTTTTTCTATTATCTATATTATATTATGTTATTAAAATAATTGATTTTTAATCTTTTTTTATTAATCAAAAATGCCTTATATAAAAAAAGACAGACGTAAAGAATTAAATGAAAAAATGAAAGAATTATTATTTGATGCACCTAATTTATCAGAAGGTGAACTTAATTACATTATATCAAATTTATTAAATATTTGGACTTGTCATAACTCACAACTTAATTATTCTAAATGTAATTCAGCTATCGGTATACTTGAATGCGCAAAATTAGAATTTTATAATAAATTGGTAACACCTTATGAAAATCTCAAGATCGCAGAAAATGGACCTTTATATAATACTGAACTCCCAAAAAAAATCTCAAATTAACATTTTACTTCTCCAAATCATATGTAATACACGTGTTTCTAAATTAGATTTATAATATAAAACATATTATAAATCTAAATAATGCAAATGTTATTAAATTCGTATAGGTTTATAAAAATCTTTATTTGAAAATACTAATGAACTTATCCATTTTTGTAAAGATGTTTTTTCTTCTACAAATGATGATTTAATAGAATCATTAAATGTATCCATAAAAATAGGAACATGTTTTGTGAATCCTGTTTCTATATTTTTTAAAAATTGTGATTTATTGTTTGGTCTATTAATTAATACGTAATAATTTAATAAATGTGGTAGTTTTTCTATATCCTCTTTATGAATTATTTTAAATTGTATACAATGTCTCTTTGTATCTACATCAATCGCACTCCCAGCATGTAACATATCCGCATCAAATAATATCGCACTACCCTTATTCACATTCAATCTTACAGATTTATCTTTTAAATAAATACTACCATTATCATTATGACTTCCAGGAATAATATTTAATCCTGAATTATTATCATCCAAATATAAAATCATTGTATATGATGGATATTTCAAATTGTTATATACCCTTGACGATGTATAATCACGATGGTATGTATGAATCGCTGAATTTTCAATAATATATACATAATCTATTAACTCATAATCATTTGATAAAATATCCTTCATTTTTTTATTAATAAAATGATTCCTTAAAAAATACGTTTTAATATCATGATAATTTTTATTTTCCCATAACTCTAAAATATACATGACATCTTTTTCATTTATTAAATCTTCTATAATCATATAACCATGAGAATTTGGATTTCTTGTTTTTAATAATCCAAATACTACAAAAAATAATAATACAATACTTATCATAATGAACACATTATACAAAGATGTAAACAACATTATATATTGTACTTATTATTATGTACTAATAATAAAATTAATTTTATAATATTGTCGTTTACATTTATTAATTTATTTGCCGTTTTAAAATAAGGTGATAAATTTATCAATTATGAATAAAAATGATAATATAGATATTCAATTAACTCATTTATTAACATACAAATCAAATCTTAACAATACAGAAAAAACAAATAATTTAATTAATTATAAAGGTCTCTTATTAAAAGCTGATAACCACGTTGTTCAATTTTTAAATACACAAAATCCCATTTATTTAATATATGCAATTAAAGAATATGAATCTGTTTTAAATTGTGTAGAAATGACAGATTATTTGTTAATAAATGGAGATAACAAATATATTTCAAAATCTGCTTATGTTGAATCTTATTATAAATTAGGTACTTTTTATAAAACATTAGCCGAAAAACTCATTCTTGATAAAAAACGACTCTTAAATGAATATAAATTAGAACATAATCATGAAGAAGTATTTAAACGAGCCATTTTCTGTTTTATAACTATAAGACGCATTCATTTTGAACATCCTGAATCTATTATACAATTAGTTAGTGTTTATAGCCAACTTTGTTTTCATGTCCAACATGATTTAGTAAAGGCACTTAGTTATTTAAATGAAGCTATGGTATTCTCACCTGAAAATACAAATATAAACTATAATTTAGGATTTATTTATCAAAAAATGAATCGTCTTGAACTTAGTTTAACACATTATAAATTATCTATTTTTACTAATCAATTTACAACAGATGAAAA